TGAATGAAAATCAATAACCGGCGTGGAAGCAACTCCGTCTATTCTACCATGTTCTATTGCAGCGTTAGTCGTGGGTCTAATTGTTAGTGAACCAGTTAATGCAGCATTAGCAAAGTTAACATTGCTTGTAGTTGCTACTGGTTGGCCGATAGCTATAACACCGGTTGAGTTATTATATGTTACACCAGTGCCACCAGAAAGTGCAGCTCGTGCTCCAGCATTTGTAAAATAACGATTAGTTGAACCTTCGGGGAGGCCATCAGTTGTATGATTGGCTATGCTACTTACGGTGCCTGTTACATCGCCTATTACATCGCCTATTATATCACCTTCTAAAGCGGTTACTGTTAGAATACCCCCAGTAGTTAATCTTAGTTGTGGGTTTACACCAGTACCAGTTCTTATTACAAATGGAGAACTTGCATCGGAAGTTTCTACTGCTACTTCCCATTTTCGATTGGCACCATTTGTGAGTCCTACTATAGGTCTGAAACCAGCATTGGTTTTCAAGTCAAGTATAGTTTCACTAGATCCTGGGGCATTAATCTGTACTGGAGAATTTATAGCAATAAAATCTGTTGGGTTTGTTTCCCGTGTTATTGTGCTTAGAGTAACATTAGATAATGTTGCAGCATCACCTATAAATGCATCTGCAGTAAATATACCTTGTATTTCGGCATTTCCTATCCGTGGGTTGGCAGCACCGGCGGATACAAGTAATGCATTATCATTTATAGTGTCAATTACTTCGTTTGTGCGATTTAGCCAAACCTGAAATGTATCAGAAATTACAACGGGATTAATTGTAGACATTTAATTACCTGCTCTCTATTCGCAAAACGGTTTGTTCGATTCTATTTATACACTCACTAAGCATCTTTACTTCCGTCCTAAGATCTTGTAGTTCTCGTTCCCTTCGTTTATCTGCTCTATACCGCTTTAGTTCTTGAGTGTCGGTTTCTAATAATGCTTTTGAATTAATATCTCTAATCATTCGAACGAAATACCTCTGTAATCTAGTAGTTTAGGTACACTTGCAACATTATCGGAAAGAAGATCAATTCGTATTGCAAAGGATCTATATCCTAAATATGTGCCAGTGTCATTTGTATATTTTACTACTCCATTTTGCTTTTCACCATATGGCAAGAATTCCTCTGGTATTTCGTATACAAATTCCTTGTAATCATTTACATTTGATCTGCTGGAAAATAGCGCCGAACCTTCTATTTTAGTCAATTCGATCCATTCATTATTACGTAGTGATACTGGATCTGCTTCATTTTTTAACTTGATGAAGGCTTTAATGTCAGTACCTACAGGTCTATAGCCTGTTACATATAATCTAAAGTCTTCAGCACCAAAGCCTTCCTGCAGCTCAACCTTTTTGGATACATATTTTGATGACGTATCTACGCTTTCTGTTACGTTATAAATGTATGTAAATAGCTGGGCAGTTTCAACATCTACTAGGGGTGTAGTTGTAGGAACACTATCCTTTTCCAGTGTTAAAATAATTCGTAGATTTTTTTCGCTTGCTGTATCATTTGACTTACTGAATACTAAGCAACCAATTTCGTTAAATGATTTTTTGTTTGCAAAGTCAAATTCTTGTACATAAGGAACATTAGTAGGAGCTGTTGGATCAATTGCTTTAATTGCAATCTTTACGTTATTGTCTGCATCTGTAATTCGGTTAATCATTGCTTGTATATAGCTAAGCTCTACGTTATCGACGGAAGCAATTGTAGTTCTTGCATCACTGTTAATGCCAAAAATAATACCAGAAGGTAAAAAGATACGTGTTTCCCTTGCAGATGAACCTTCAATTACCATAAAATCTGGCTTTCTAGTATTAAAATAGTTCAACCTTCCAGCTACTACAGGTCTTGAGCCAAAAGTACCTGCAAAGGCCGGTATTTTATCAACTATAATTTCAGTGCTACTTGTTACCGAAACAACTCGCAGCAGATCTCTTTCAGCGGAAAGATTTTCAACATAGAAATAATCGCCCGCACTATAAGCATTTAGCGCAGATCCGGTTACGATATTATCGGTGGAATTAAGTATAACTTGATATGTAGTTATCTCTGGTGCCGTGAACATATATAGCAATTCATTACTGTTAAATTGACCTACTGTATTTTCCACGGAAAGGAATTCAACATTATCAGTTTCCAATTCTGCTATACCGGAATCAACATTGAAATTATAGCGATAAAGATCGAATTTTATATCTTCATCCTGATATGATTTCCAAGCGCGGTTATTTGTAGATGTAAATAGCACACCATCACCCCAGTCGGAGTTTACATCCTGACCAGTAATTAAGTCACGGCCACCTACCTTTTGAGTAAAGATTAGATAATCGGGGTCATTTGCATCAGGCATTACAACTAGAGCATATTCTTTTTCTGCATCAAGTCGGATAGGAGCATCAAAGATAATAGATGTTGCGACTGATGCATCATCCGAAACATTCACGTCTACTGATCTTAGGTGTTTCTTCGCAAAAGGTAAGATCTCAAAGCTAGGATATCCGTTTTCAACTTCACGAATCATTATTGTAACGCCGTTAGTTAGACTTTTTCGCTTAAAGAAAACATCTACTCTTCCGAGGAACAATGTATCAGCACCTTGAGTCATAACATCTTTCACAAAGAATGTCTGTGAAAGCGGATCGGTTGGGCCTTGGCGAGGCCTTGCTGGTGGTGGTGGCGGCGGAACCGTTCTAGTGGTAACCGAATTATTGGTAGTAACAGATCTTGTTGTTTCAACATCAAACTCAGGTCTTCTGGTAGATATAGTTAGACCTGTTTTATCTATGCTGAAGTTGTAAGCATTGTATTTTAATTTGCCACTAGATGCAGATGCAGTATCAATATTTTCAAATGTTTCCACATCGGCAATTATCAATTCTCTTTCGCCTACAATAAAGGTGTTTTCTGGTATATTGAATACTGCGAAGATTTCACCGTTGACATTTGATACAACCGGTGAACCAAACGCACCTGCCCTACGGACAGTCGCGCCAGCAGATATACCAGATAGATCCTGATTTAGAATTCCAGGTGCTATGAAGGTATCTACATTTACTTCATCAAAGAAGAAATAGTGTGTAGTATTTGGACGAAGTCCGAACATCTGAATTGATACTTCAATGGAGCGAATAAACGGCCGCAACTCAAAATTTGTTACAAAGTCGCCAACAAATTGTTCCTGAGTGACACCTTCATTTACGGTAAGTTCTCTAAAGATATTTTCGAATGATTGGCTTGTAGTGGTAGTAGTTGTTCTTCCGGTTGTTGTTGCAGAAACAGCAGTGCTCAATAGATTTCTCTGGGTAGAGGTCAAAGGTACGAATTCACTCAGTGCCTCCGTAAATTCGGAAAATGGTGTTACAAGATCAATCTCAAAATTTACTGGTGTAGTTACTGTATCATATCCAACATCATAGTCAGGTGTTATGAAACCAGTTCCTTTGTATGAATAAAAGTTACTGGTACATGATCTGAAGTTTGTTGCATACTGCTGTCTTAAGAATCGCACGAGTTGATTCGCACCAAGTGTTACAACTCTATCATTAACATCAAAAGATTGTGTATCTGTTAATTGTTTTACCTTTAGATTTAGTGGGAATTGCTTAACACTTGGGTATAGTGTAGTTTCTGTGAAGTCAACAGATGAGTTGAAAATAGGGTCGGTAACATCTGCAATTGAAAGATCGTTAAATGGATCCACTACAATGCCATTTTTAAATCTGTTTAAACCGTTTTCATCTTGGATTAGAAGATTTCTAGTTGCAGATTCTAGTGCACTAAGTTTTGTGTAATACATTAGACGATCTATCTTATCAGATATGTTATGTATATCTTTCATAGTGTATGTTTTTATCATCTTTCTTTTTATCTGTAGAGTTTCATTTCTACGATTTAATTTAGATGCTTTTTCTGGCGAAAGAAGAGGATAACCAGGCACAATAATTTCAGCAATTATTGAATTTTCAGTTTTATCAATTTTACCTATTGGTGTTCCCGTGATGTCACCTACGATGTATTTAAATCGACCGTAAGAACTTCCTACTATATGGTCAACTCTACTGCCATAATATTCGATATCGATTGATGCACTTGTATCAACCGCTGGGACTATATGATTAATATCAGTTGAAAACAGTTCAGCATTATAGTCAGGCAATGAAACTCCACCAGTAAGTAGAGTTGCACCGGTGGTTGTTGTGGAATATGCAGATATAGGTAGCCTATAAGGTCTGAAGTCAAGTGATGATTTTAGATCATAAATTTGACCATCTTCTGTCTCGAAGTAGGTAATATAATCACTATCAATATTTACATAACTATCTACTGTAAAGAAGTTTATTTCTGTACTAGTATCTACCTTGAAAACCCGCAAGTTTATAGTAAGTACTTCGGTATCAGCAGGTAATGGTCTGCCTGGTATACTTTCTATATATGAATGATCATAAAAATCATCCTTTTGATTTTTTTGAAGTCGGAAGCTATTCGTAAAATCATTACCTAATGAATCTTCGATGCTTATAATTTCAGCAACATCTGGCAAGCCAAGTTTATATTGTGTTTCAATAGTAGAATAAGTAGTTTTTACATATACTTCAAGAAGCTGTTTTAATCTGTGTTCGGCATTTGTAATTGTAGCATTATAATATACAGTAATCTCTTCTGTGCCAGATGAAGCTGTTATAACAAGATTACCGCTAGTAAGTACAGCATCAGTAATTGTCGCCGGGTTATTATCACTGCTTTGAATTACCAAAAGATTAGCTAGTGTGTTAGCATCAAAAACCTCTTCTGCTGATGGCTCTACTGTTATGGTGCCCGCTGAAGAAGGTGTTATTTTACTTCTTCTTACCGAAAAGGAAATATCAGATACCGATTTAACAAACGATTTATTTGCGTCAAACACAAGTCTAGATTCTGATGAATTAATTACCCGAGGTAGAATTTCAATTTCACCTTGAGTCGTTCCTTCTTTTACATATACAACATCATCAAATGTTTCACCTGCATCCATTCTTATACCAAAAAGATATATTCTTTCTGGTGTATAGTTCTTTACGGTAGCCGATCCTATTACACCGAAACCTGAATCTAGCAATGATACATTTTGCATACTTCCTATTGTAACACTACCAGTTGCTGCGATAACATTACAGTAGCCGCCATAATTAAAGTTAACAGGTTGGTTGTTTACATCAAATGTTGTTGTGTTAGCATTCGGCACCTCAAATAATCTTTTTGAGTCATTAGATACTCTGTAACCCTTTGAGTATGCAACGCCCTCCCCCATTTCCACGAAGAAAGTATCGGTGACATCATTCTTTAAGATCTCAAATTGAAATTGATTTTTTGTAAAATCACCGCTTATTTCATAGGTTCTTCTAGCAAGTTCTTTACCAATTGAGTTAAAGTCAGAAACATTTCGTGTTTCAACCGCAAATCCGTTCTCGTATCTACGCAAAATAAAGAACTCAGGGTCTGTTTCTGCGGTAGGTGTATCTCTTGCAATAAGTCTAGGTACCAATAGTAATCTATCAGCACCAGGTGCATTTTCATTTGGAGAACCATTGGCATTATCTAATAGTGATGTATCTTGCTGCGAGTTTACAACTGATTCATCTACTGCATAACCCACAGAAATATCATTTGGCTGTATTGTGAAGGGATCTATGGAATCAGTAAGATATTTCTTAACAACAATGGTTTGGTCATCAACAAATAGGAAGTAACCGCGCTGGAAGATAATACCTTCAGATACGTTTAAGCCGAAGGATGCACCAATTGGAGTTGAAAAGCCCGCGACCGCAGTACTAGCAATAATACCGTTATCAATAACAGTTTCCAGAACTTCTTCATCGATAGTTTGTGTACGTAAAATGTACTCTCTTATATTTAAGGTATCATTTGGCTCATAGACTTTCTTTTCTATGGTACCATTTACCAAGGCGGTATTAAGATACACAACAAAGAATGTATTTAGATCTGGTGCACGGCTTTGAAAACCTGCACTTCCCTGTATGATTAAGGACTTCAATCCATTTTCGTCTTCTATTTCATAATAGTATTCATCGATAGTACCATCTTCTTGTATAACAGTGCGCTCGATAAATTCCTCTGGTCTTGCCCTACTGGAATCTTCCTCAAATAGAATATTATCAACTACTTTAATATATTGCAAATTTTTCAATTCTGTAAAGGTACAACCCTTGATAATCGAGCCTTCCTTATAGACATTTTCACCAAATTGCTCAATTTGGTTTTGAAGACTAGTCTGTAATTGTGTTAATTCTCTTGCCTGAACTGCAAAGCCAGGCTTGAAAAGCACTCGATAATATTTGTTTGCAATATCGTAATCATCAAAATACGGCGCAATATTAAGATCTGTTTTAATGCCCATTGTGTGCCTTTATCCTTAGAAGTCTATTATAAGACGTATTTGTTCAACTTTATCTTCTGTTCTTTGTATTGGTACTGAATCCGCAATAAAAAGAACATCTCCCGTATCACCTATATATGGCGAATATTCTATTGTATTTATACTAATACCACCAGTACCGATATCAATGGGCGCCGTATCAACGAATGTTTCCGAATAGGGCCCTGTATAATCTGAAACATATATTGTATTTGTACCAGTGTCTACTTCATGGACAATACCCTGAACATTGCCTTGCCTTACTGTTTGTCCGACTGAAATGGCAGCAACACTAGAGTTTGATGTAAGTTTAATTCGATTATCAAATGTCGATGAATCAAATTCTGTTTCAAACACTGGCTTTTTAACAACGGCTATTTTACTATATGTACCGACAGAAGGTATATCAAATCCCACACCGCTTGATATGCTTTTAGCAATACCAATTTGTTTGCATTTAAGTTCTCTAAAGATATTTGTGCCATGACCGTCGTCTGGTGATATAATCGCGCGTAATGTTGCGCGGGCAGCGCCCTGGGTAACATCAAATGCCTGTGTTGGATCTACTATCGTTGCTGTAGCTCTAGTATATCCCGTTCCGTAAGATAACATTCTTGTTGATACAATTCTTCCAGCCTCAAACACGGGCATTGCAATAGCACCGGTGCCATTTCCTCTTATCTGGATTGTAGGGGCTATTTGAATGATGTCAAACGCTTCAATAAATGTGTTCGGTTGTACTCTAATAAATGGTCTCGAATTTAGTATACCGGATTCGATAATCTCAAAAACTTCAGTTTCTAAAATAGAAGAGGTTTCATTTTTTCTTATATATAGAGATCTATTTAGATAAAAGTTAGGTGTAGAAAAATCAAATGCTTGTATAGAAGAAAACTGCGACCCGTCGGATGAATCTAATTTTGCAGTTGAGTTTATGTATACAATACCAGTTATGCTGTCAAAACTTTCGACGGTACCTGCTATTAATTCATAACCTTTATTTGTGTCCGCATTTTCAACTACTACCGAAAAGATGCCATCATCAGCTACTGCTTCTACACTGGCGTTTCTTACTACGGGCATCAAATTTCTAGCAGAAAATCTTCTAAAACTAACAAATGGCGTCGATGACATATATTTCCATATATAACCGTCTGGCAATTCATAGATACCGTCCGCAATGTTATTTGTAAATTCTGGTTTATTTACTGAGGTAGTATTTCTTGCGTTTGAAATACACTTAAAGATATGATAGTCGCCGCCGTCAATTTCTGGCTCAACTACGACATAGAAATTTGTGCCATCTAGAATAGCTTGATCATCATATGCAGCATATACTACATCTTGTCTCCACACAATAATGGGCAGCATAAATGAAAGATCTCTTGGTTCTATTTGTATACCAAAGATTGTTTTATCTATAAAATCTCTTGCTGTTTTTGGGGCATTTGTTGAAAGCGGTTTAACACTCACGCCTGCAAATGAACCAAACAACCAAAAATCATTTTCTATTAGGTTTTTAAGATAATAGTTTTCTGTGAGATCATAATCGAATTTATCTAATTTTGTTGCCACTTGTAATCCTCGATCAGTGTTAGGTTGTTAGGTATTGGAAACTGGTATTTGCTACATATATAGCATCGTCTGTAATATAATCATCACCGATAATCAAATCTACTTCCGTTATTCTCCCCTGTGGTGTCGTAACAGTAACATCAATTATATCTGTTTTAGTAAACTTTGTAAATAACTTCATTCCGGATGGATGTAATAGTTCTCTATATTCTTTTTCATAAACCTCTGGCGACACATCTGTATTTATTTCATATGAATAATCCTGGTAGAATAAACTATCCTGAATTACTTTATTGCCATTGATATTTGAAATAAAACTTACCCACTTACCTTCAGTTAATCCTTGGTCTCTGGATCTTGCAAATCCCACAGAATCTACCCTGCCTTCGTCAATGATAAATAAATCGGTATTTTCTTTAAACCATTCTGTGTTGATCAGCGGCGGTACAATTACATCATTCCACCTGGAAATAAATCTTACAGGTGCAGTTCCCGCCGCAATTTGCTCGAAGATTGCTGCATCGGCTGATGTGAATTTTCCAGTCTGATCGATGTCACCATATGAATATCCATCTAATGAAATCGATTTTAAGAATAGATCCAATTCTTCAGATTTACTAGGATCATCTGTTATGACCTTAAGAACCTCTTCAGTAAATGTGCCACCGTCTGATTGGGGTATTGGTACAACCGGATTTATATTGTCCCGAACTGCTTTTGTAAGATTGTAAATCTCTACTGTCGATTCATCAGCATACCCGAAACCACTGTCAATGATATCAATTTCTTCAATTTTACCAGTAATGGTCTCTACTGTACCGTTTATTTTTGCATTTAAACCTATAGGTAATGATTCAGTATCCTTTGAAATTGTCAATACAGTTATAGGATTCGGATTACCTAGTTTAAATATAGGCTCTGACAAGAT